GTCATTGGAGTAGTAAATTACATTCGATGCAGCCGTTAAAGTTATACCTCGACCACCCGTTTGTGCATTACTGACAAAGAACCTCGTCTCTGGATTTGTTTGAAAGTTATGTATTGCCGAGTCTCTATCTTCTTGGGAGGTGTCGCCATAATAAGTGACCACGGAACCCGATCCATAGGTTTTAGCTAATTCGTTTTTAATTTTCTTTATATCGTAACGAAATCTTGACCATATAATTACTTTGCCATCCATTTCTTCAATGACTTCCATCATGACTTTTATTCTATTGTTAGCTAACTCTATTGTTTCTCCATCATCATTCACAAGATATCCACAGAGTAATTGTTGTAGTCTAAGAAGTCTTGTCATAACTTCGGGAGCAGACACCATATTACCATCTTCTAAATAGATGACAGATGTTTTCTTCATACTCATATATTGATCTATCTGTGTTGATGTTAGATCAACTTGCCTTGTTGTGTAGATCTTATCAGGTAGATCCAAAGCTTCTTTCTTGGTTGTTCTATGGGCAAAAAATTTTAATTTCTGTGTTAACTCTTCTAAATTTTTGTAGCCAACAACTTGATTAAAACTCATACTGCCCATTCTTTGTTGTTTGATAATCGCAAACCTTCCTTGGAAAGACCAATAGCTATCATATCCAAGAAGAGATTTACTTAGAAAAGCACATTGTGAATATAAATCTAGGGGCGATTGTGTTATCGGAGAACCCGTTAGTATTCTTTTATACTTGGCAGTCTCTCCAAACTTCATGATTGCTTTTGTACGTTTTGCTTTTACATTTTTGATTGTTGTTGACTCATCAATAGCGAGTAAGAATTCACTTCTGTGGGTAAACGATTCAAGGAACACGGGTGCTTTTTTTGTAACGAATGATTCTACATTCATTAATAGTATTCTAAACTTATCTCTTTTGGTTACACCTTCACTTAATTTTTTCTTTTCGTTTTTTGTGGAACTAGCTTTCCATAAATATATATCTGCATCTATATCATCGGGTAAATGGATTGGTATCTCATTGTTCTTCCAATTCATATACACACCCTTGGGGGCGACAACTATTGCAGTATCAATTTCTTTCTGCTGCCAAAGCCAATATATATTGTCGATTAAAACTTTTGATTTGCCACAACCCATCTCCATAAAGTATGCGAAATTTTTCTTGTTGTAACTTTTTTGCAAAGCATCCTCTTGATGAGCATAAGGCTTTGTCTTGTACTTGAATTGCATATAGTCCCCTTATATGTGTGTTAGCGATGAACTCGCAGAATGTCTTTCTATATATTTGTCTCTATATCTTTCTTCGGGCTTGACGGCTTCAGGATCATCCGTCCCTCTAAAATCTGTCTCGGGTAATTCACTTTGCTCTTCTGTTGTTAGGAAGGGTCCCCAATATCCACCCCATCCATCTAGAGCATTTCTTTCTCTTCTCTTCCAACCTTCTAGCCTAGCTATCTTTTGAATCGTCTCCCCATCCGTCCCAATCTGGTTCGAAATGGATTGTGTATCCCTCCCCACTTCCCACATCTTCTTCGCTACTGCTACTGCTAGGTGTGGATGATTTGGGAAAAGGGATGACGTTATCTCTATCTTTAGAGTGTAGGTCTTTCTTTTCATTTTTCTTACTCATCATTCTCCTCCTCTTCAAGTCCATTCATTATACCAAATTTTGCAGACTCGAGGTGCCAAAGCACCTCGGCTGGGTCTTTCATAGTTGTGATCATCTGAACATATCCGTCCTCGTTATTTGTTCCTACAATCAAAACCTGATCGAATTGTTTTGCAGCCAACTCACATACCAAAGGCACGGGTTTTGCTGTTCTCTTAACTTTATATGGGAATTTAAGAATGTTGTCACTCATTTTAATTGAGCACCCTGGCAACAGTCCTCAATGACGGCATGACATAGAACACATTGCTCATGTCCATGTACTTCCATTGTTTGTAATGTGCCTTGGCATCTTGGACAACGAGGTGCACAATGTGTCTTCACTTCTTCTTTTGTCCATTCGTAGTTTGCTTCTTCCATTTTTCATTTATCTCCGATCTTAGTGAATGTGTGTGACCATTGTATTTCATCTCAGTATATTTGGAAGCTAATCTTCTAGCGTCTTGTGCTTCTTCTTCCATACCAGCAGATGCAAATTCAATTGCCTCATCCTCGAACCTCTTTATTAATTCGCTTATGAGCCTCATAATCTTTCTCCTCAACAATATCATAATCAGTATCTATATACTCATAACCCATGTGTTTCCATGTGTTCTTATCTATTTCTCTAGCCAATGCTCGCTCGACTGCCATCTCTTCATTAACTGCATTGACTCTAACAACTTTTCTTACATTGGTATAAAGCACTATATAATGAGGATCAACTTTCGTATAATCATTTCCTGCTAATACATAATCTTTTTTACTTACACTCTTTAACATTTTTTTAGTACTTGATTTCATTTTATCCTCCTATTAATTCTTCAAGTTCGTAATCACTTAATGTTTCCAAATAATTTGGATCATCAAATGGATCAAGAGGTTTTACTTTAGGTCTGCTTACCTTTACTTTTTCTTTTACAACAACTGTTTTTACAACTGTTGTCTCTGTTAAAATTTGTTCTATCGTATTAAATCTATGTCCACAAGCACTACACTTACGTCTTCGTTTAATAGCAGATGTTTCTTGAGGTCTACTATCCACAACAGATGTAGCACTATTACATTTTTCACAATTCATTTGTCCCCTTATGTCCTCTCCAAAATTTTTTCGCATTTATATTTAACTTTATAAGGAAAAGGAATCATGACTCGTGTCATATCAACCATCTCATGTATCCTCCCCATACATTCTTCTATCGTAATGTAGCCGTTCGGAGCCTCCAGATCATGTAACTCGAAACAACTCTTCTTGTCTCCCGATCCATGAACCAAGGAGCAAACTAATAACAATGCTTTGAACATTTAGATTCTTGTTTCGTTCAAAACTTTTTTCCAGGCCGACATAAGTTCATCTGCATAGATATAACCTCCGTCTACTCTTCTTAGATCTTCACAATTATCAGACACTACTCTTTCTAATCTGTTGATTGCTTCTTCTATAGGCATGTCTACTCTTCTATCTAAAGTTTCCATTTTAAGCTCCTAGTTTTTTATTAATTGTCCTAAATAATCTTATAAAAGTCAAGCAGTTTAATTTCATATAGTGTTTCTCTCATAATTTTTTGTTTTATTTTTATTTTTTTCAAAATAGGTGTTACGAGTGTTATACTGTGACGAGTCGTCTGTAATCGTTTGTACGCTTTAAATAATTGGTCACACTTTTGGTCACACTTGGTCACACTTGAATAAGGACAAGATGAAGCCGCAAACATTTTTATTCGTTTTGAATTGAAATAATATGAGAAAAAACCTATTATACTTTTATGGCTAAAGAAAAATTCCTTACTAATAGACAAAAAGAATTCTGCAAACTTGTGTGTGAAGGCATTTATAGTAATGCCGAATGTGCAAGAAGAGCAGGATATTCCGAAGGACAAGCATATAAGACTGCAAGTCTTTTGTTGAATGGTCGTGACTTCCCGTTGGTAACTGAACATCTTAAAGAACTCCGAGAGATTAGAGAAAAGAAATATGGTGTTAGTCTTATGGGTCAACTCAAACGTCTACATGATTTAAGTCGAGGAGCAGAGGCAGAAGGTCAATTCTCATCTGCGATTAATGCCGAGAAGATACGCTCTGCACTTGGAGGCTTAACTATAGATCGAAGAGAAACAACTCATCAGTTAGATCAATTATCTCGTGAAGAAATAGTAGCCAGACTCTCTGAAATAAGAAAACAACATCCATCTGCTTTTATTGAAGGTGATTTTAAGGTGGTCGGAGAGGATAAGGGGAGGACAAAACTCTCCGACCAAACATAAGCAATTCCTGATATTGCTCCGTGCAATTTCTGTTTAGCATTATTAAACCTGGGAAGTCAAGTAACTTCAATATTATTCCTCTCTGCATGATCTTCCAATTGTTCAATAACATTATCTATACAATCTTTAATTGTAAAAATAGAGCCGTTAGAATCTTTAGGAGATTGATCAAAAGTTGTAAACTTAGCCATTCTCCTTATGTCATACATATCGCACAACATATCTTCTATATTCATTTCATTAAATGCCATTTTCATTCTCCCTTGTTTGTAAATAGTAAGTTTGATTTTCTTTCTCATCCCCTATGTAAACTTCCTCAAAATTAAAAGCCATTCCAAAATCATAACCTTGCTTATAGTAAGCAGAGAATAATTTAGTTTCATCTCTGTTGCCATAAAGTAAAGCATCAGTTACTCCATCTTTGAAGAAGTTTAAATAACCTCTTCTTTTTATGTCTATTGGTTTGTCCATTTCAACTCCACCTCTTCTTCCTCCTCGATTGTATCTTCTAACTGAACCTCAGATATTAGTTCTGCATCATCCATAGATGCTAATCTTTTTATAATGGATAATCTAATAGCATCTGCCGTTATAGATTTTTCCCAATCTTCAGTCTCGTGATATACACTAAAACCTAAAAAGCCACGACTATTATATATCATTTTTCATATCCTCCTTTAAAGCTAAACCTATTTGCATTGCTATTTGAGGAACTATTGCATTCCCCAACATCCTTAATCTTTGGGGTCTGTTTTTTTGATCGACTGTGACTCTTGGGACTCCTCGAGGTTCGTCCATCCAATAGGATAACCCATTAGCCACTCCGTCCAATTCGCATTGAGTCTGCCGTCTCCCTCCTCTTGGAAAATCTTGTGAGCCAAGTCCACTTGTCTGCCGTCCCTCAATCTCTTCTTGTAGTATTCGTGATTCCCGTTGTAACTGTGTTTCACTAAACCTGCATTCGGTGTCGGATATTTCCATTCCTTCATTCGAGGTGGTCTCAGAGTTACTCCGTTCATCATTGCTTGAGCCTCTTGTTCCGTCATCTCTCCTCTCTCTACTTTCTTTCTGAAGATCAATGTCATTCCCTCCGAGGCATGACAGAATCCCTTCGTTGTCGGAGTTGGATAATTCGTTTCGTAAAGAGCCATTGTCTTCTTGTCCACTTGCTCCCTCAAATTGCTTGGTCTTTTCCGACCTTTTCTGTGACCCTCTTGTA